CATAATTGGCGATCCCCATACGCAGTGCAGACACCATCTGGTATAACATAACTTGTTTACCAGAATTATCCCAAAGGAGCCTCATCAGCCATGACGTTATCACGTAAGACGCGAACTCTTCAACCATTTGGCCGTTGGAGGTCAACTGGTCGAATTGATCGTCGTCGACGTGATAACGGAGCCTGGGAACTCTTCGTCAAATCTGACGATGAGAGACCTGGCTTTTATGGGAGTCAATTAACTGACTCGGAGGGACATCTCTGGCCTCCACCAAGTACTCAGGTGGTTGCCGGGGATGTCGGTGGCCCTTTCTTTACTCAAAAGAGTTGGGGTACCAAAAGGTACACCATACACTCTCAGAGAAGAGAGGCGTCGGCTCTTGGAACATACGATGTAAACAGGTGGATTTATTCACATGCTTACTCGTGTCCCATAGAGACGACGGGGTCGGGAACAACGTTGCGACCTTTGTGGCCTACAGCGCAAAACTCGTCACAGACGAGTTTGAATGCCCTGGGTGCCACAGCCGCATCACGTTGCCGACCGACTGCCGCAATAGAGGACCTCTCAACAGCCGTTGGAGAACTCTATAAGGATGGCCTTCCGGCCGTCTTTAATAGAAACTCCTGGGCAGAGCAGATTAACGCCGCTAAACTAGCTGGCGAGAATTTTCTCAATGTTGAGTTTGGGTGGCTTCCGCTAATAGCGGATATCACCAATTTCGGTAAGACAGTTGCCGATTCCGATCGTATCATTCAACAATACGAGAGGGATTGGGGCCGTCTTGTCCGAAGGTCCTACTATTTCCCTGATGAAGTGACCCATACCGACGCCATACTATCCACAACCAAGCAACCTGACGGAAGCTCGGGACTGGATACTGGCTTAACGGGTGGGTCATCCACGAATGGAGGAGTGTGGACTAAGTCCACTACCACTACTAAAAAGAAGTGGTTCAAAGGTGCGTTTGTTTACGGAACCCCGCTACGCAAAGACAACGTGGCAGGATCCGCAAGCGCGGCTGAGATTGCAGATAAATTGTTTAATCTGAGTCTCACGCCTGACGTCCTTTGGAACCTCACTCCGTGGAGCTGGGCCATCGATTGGGCTAGTAACACAGGCGATGTACTTGCGTACATCGGCGATGTTGCTGCCCAGGGTCTGGTTATGCAGTACGGCTACTTTATGGAACATACTGTCCAAAAAGTAGAGTACTCGTTGTCTGGCGTAGTCTTTCACGACCAGCCAATCAACGTCCCGAATGCGAAGTTGGTCACTGAGACCAAGTCGCGGACGAGAGCCAACCCCTTTGGGTTTGGCATCACTTGGGATGGCTTGTCTGCCATCCAAGCTGCCATACTCGCCGCTATCGGTATAACCCGATAGCGGTTAACATGCCCTGACTGTATGTCAGGGTATGCAAGGGTTGTGTTTGCCACTGCCCATACACCCCAATTCCCGGTTATACCGGGAGAACGGAGCAATGCCAATGGCGTTTGCAGACCCACAGTCAATCACTATTACGGGTGTGACGACTCCTCTTCCCCGTGTTTCTACGGGGACGAATGAATCGAAATACGCGAGTAGTGACGGACTGATCGATCTCTCCGCTTCCTCCACCTACGGGCGGCGGACTCGGAGAGTCCTCAGGGTCGACCATTCGAAGATTACCTCGGATCCGTTTATTCCGGCCCAGAATCGCCAAGTGTCCATGAGTTGTTACATGGTCTTTGACATTCCTACGGTCGGATACACGAATGCCGAGGAGCTCGCTGTGTATACCGGTTTTAAAACCGCTTACACGGCGTCTTCGGATCTTCTCGTCACCAAACTTCTTGGTGGCGAGAGTTAACCTTGTCACGTGTAATTGAAGATCTAATCATTTCTTCAATTGCGATCATAACCAGAATACTTCTGGCTAGATCTGCACGTGCGAGGCTAGGTCGAGATAGGAAGAAAGGGAGTTGATAGTCAAAAGAAAGGAGGAGATTTCCTCTGCCTCCAATCTAATGACTCCCCTTTAACCCATTCCTGACCTATGGTAGGGACGAGCGAGCCGGGCTCCTTCGGGAGTCCGGCAACCTCGTTTCCTTTCCTAAGGTCATTCGTGGGCCACACCTTGATCGGTGTGTCTTCCACCTGAGTGCAAGCCCCATCTGGCTAAGGATAGCTAACCCCCTAACGATTAGTAAGGAGGGGCTATGAAAAGCCTGATGTTGCTCTGGGAAAATGTGGCCAAAGAATTGGCCACTTGGTGTAACACTAGCGCCACCATGGACATCAAATATGTCCGTGGACGGTCATGTGATGAAGGTGTATCGTTTTTAACGATCACCCTACCTCGCTTTGGAAAGGGGCTTCAGCAGGCCCTGGACCAAGGCAAAGTAGACCGCAGTCTCTTTCCCGGGTTTTCCTGGAAAAGAGGAGGTCTCCCGAGATTTCTCTCAGGTTTCCTCGGTCTCATCTTTGACCACGACACTGGTGTGTTGATTGACGATCCGTCAATTGATGCAATATTTGCCGTGCGTCAGCTTTCGCTGATGTTTGGAAAAATATTGCTCCCTTGCACTCCCGAAAGGGAGTATAAGGCGTTTGACGAATATGTCAACTGTGAGCAGGATATCCGAGATTCCTGGAGGACGCTTGATCCATCCCTAAAGGATGAGTTCAAACGAGTCTCCGGGACTCTCTTTGGAATGATGTTCACTCGCCTGGATCGTGAGATCCGGGAGGGGAATATTATCCCACGTCACGGGCCCGGAGCAGTTGCGGAGAAGTATTCCTCTAACGAGAAATACTACCGTGCTGCCTGGACCCGGCGCCTCGAAGACGTAGCCCCTTCTGGGGACTATGTCATTCCAAACTCGCGCTTTTGGCGCGACTTGGAAGAGGTGGATATCCTCGAACCCGAGTCGGAGATACCTGTACGAGTTATCTCCGTCCCTAAATCGCTCGAAACGCCGAGAATTATCGGTATTGAGCCTACTGCTATGCAATATGCACAGCAAGGGCTCCTTGCCGGATTTCTCGATAGTCTTAGAGGGGATGTTCTTCTCTCTAAGATGATCGGTATCGATGACCAAGAGCCTAACCAGCTCATGGCTCGACAAGGTTCCAGTGATGGAACATTGGCGACACTCGATTTGAGTGAAGCCTCCGATCGTGTCTCGAATCAGCACGTACGCCTCCTTGTTGCGAATCATGGATGCCTTAGGGCATTTGTGGACGCAACTCGGAGTCGGAAGGCTGATATACCTGGTCACGGTATTAAGCCGTTGGCCAAGTATGCGTCTATGGGTTCAGCTACGTGTTTTCCCATGGAAGCAAGCGTCTTTCTGACGCTAATCTTCATGGGTATATCACGCAAGCTCAACACACCGGTTACCCGGAGAATGATGAAATCATTCTCCGGTCGGGTGCGCGTCTACGGGGACGATATTATTATCCCCGTAGATTATGTGGAATCCGTTGTGCGGGTGCTCGAGACTTTTGGGTCTCGGGTTAACTCGGGTAAGTCTTTCTGGACTGGTAAGTTCAG